AGGGCAATACGGCAGCAGGAGCTGTAGTCGTTGTGCCTGCAATAGCAGGAGCAATCGTAATCGCTACAGGGTTTGCGCCAGTATTTAAAAACCCACAAAAGTTAGGTTGATCGTTGCCGTTAGGAACGATAGTTACAGAAGTTGAAGAAGTGCCACTAACGCTAATAGCCGTTGTAGGGCCTACAAAACGATATGCTGATACGTTAGCCATTTTTTATCCTTAAACAGCAGTTACAGGTGCTGGGCCTTCTAAACGGGTAATTTGAATAGCGTATGCGCCAGAAGCAGGAGTTGCACTAGCTGTAGTTACGTTAGCGAACTGAACTGACAATACGCCAGCAGTCAAACAATCAGATTCAGCGATAACAATACCAGCAGTTTGAGTGCCGTTATAGCCTTGAACTAACACTAAATCAGTAGTTTGCAAGCCTGCAACGCTGAAAGTCTGACTAGCAGAAGTTTGAGCAGCTACAGCAGCAGGGGTAATAGACGGGGTGATGTAAAAAGTTTCGTGGGAATTGCCACGAGTAATGGTGGTGCTAGACATATTTTTTCCTTTGCAAAGGGGTGTGTTGTAAATCTACAACTATTTTACATTGTTTTCTGCTTCTCTCAAGTGTTTTCCACAACTTCCTTTGTAGGTTTTGTAGCCAATATGACCTAGCTCAAATTCAAGATTTGCCCATACTTTGCCGCCAATATCTATCCATCTTTGGCAAAAGCTAAAATCTTCGCTTAAGCGATTGCCATCAGGCATTTCGTATGGATCAAACAATGGCCAAAACTGAGTATGTTCGCTTGTGCTACGCAATGTTTGACGTGGGTAAGCTTCAATCATCCTTTGAGCGCAGTTTTTGCTGATTTTCAAAAAGCCACCTGGTAAGCCTAAGACTTCTAAAAGACCTGTTTGCGGATCAACAGGATATTCTGTCTTTTCTTCAATTTTGAATGGCCAAGCTAAAGGGTCTTGTTTCTTAGGGTAAATACCACCAACTACATCTACAGGATAATCAATAAGCTGAATTAATGCACCTGGCTCCCAAAATACATCATCATCAATAAATACAAGCGTGTCGCAATCAGAGCGCACAAAAGCGCCAAATAGTGCCCCTCTTGAGCCTGCAATATCGCTATTGCCAATATCTTCAGCAATACAGAATTTATCGCCACGCCCAATAATATTGATTGCATCGAGCAAAATAGCTCGCATGGTTGGGAAATGCACTTTTGCTGAATAGCAAGGCATTGCAATCATTACATTTTTCATTTGATCCCCTCAGAATGTTAAAAAACCCACCTTTTTTAGGGGGTGGGCTTCTATTTTACAACAGATTACTGTGCAGACAAATCGTAACCATATACATAAACGTCAATAGTTCCTGTTGCAGTAGCAGTAGCTACGTTCACATAGAGCTGTTGAGCTGATGTTGCACTTGCAACTAAAGTAGCTGCCTGTACTTTAGCATTAGTGGTTGTCGAATTGCTTGACAACGCTGCTGCTGAAAATACTGCTGTGCCACCTTGTGAAGGTGCTGTATAAACACCTAAATAAACGCTAGAAATGCTAGAAACTGTGTTTGTACCGTTTACTGCGTTAGCAGTAATAATGGAAACAGGGACATAGTTAGTTACATCAATTACGTTTACTTGAGTGTCGCCCAAATTTGCTAGGTTTACAGCTTGAGCAGTTGCGATCAAACGCAAAGCTTGGTTAGAACCTAGTACTTGTGGGTGAATCGAGGTAGTGACTGCTGGTCCTGGATTAGACATAATAGTTTCCTTTCGTTATTAGTGATTAAGCTGCAACACGGCAAGCGAGTTCAGGATACAAGTTAGCCCAACCATACAGAACGTCTAAACGAGTAGGAATAGAGTCATTGTTGATGGTGTATTGACGAACTACACGCATTGACAGACCAATTTCCTTGTCGCTTGCACGACCAGCAAAGTGAACACCCTCTGGCAACTCAAGGTCGGCTACTGCGAGAGTAAACGCATTGCGGTGCATGATAATGTTTTGTGGGGATACAGTACCAGACTGATTGAAGAATGTTACAGCAGCAGTTGCGCTAGTTGTAGGGATAGATACGTTCTGGAACTGACCAGCAGTAATAACTGCAGGGCTTACGTTTACAGAAATAGTACCACCTGAACCTGATACAGCTTGGTTTACAACAAAGTTACGCAGCTTGTTAGAGCCATAAGCTTGACGGTTTTGTGGGTTAACTGCATAAACGCCAGCGATTGTGAATGTATCGCCTTGGTTCAATGAAACACCGTTAGTCAATGTCAAAGTGATTGTGCTAGAAGAAGCCCAACCGCTTGTCAAGAAACCAGTTGCAGTTGTAGTAGCAACAGTAGCAGAGCCAGAGAAAGAACCGAATGTGTGTGCTACCACGTTCTGATCCATCTTCCAATTCATACCAGCAGAGTCACGACCCATCAAACCTTTACGATACTGTTCGCCAATTGCTTCTTGCGGAACGAACAAACCTTTCAAGCTGTCAACGATAGTTGCAGATGTGAATGGCTCAACGATGCAAGAACGACGGCCATCACGAGGTGCGCCTTCAGAATCAAGGTAAGCAGCAGCGGTCAAGTAAGTGATCAAACCTGTTGGAGGTGTACCAGCAGTACCAACGATGTTAGCTGTGTTGTTAGCAGCTTGCAAAGTACCATCACGGTCGATTTTGTTTGCAATAGCAGCAACAGCAGGCTTCAATACACGGTCAGAGAACATATCCAAAGACAAAGCTAAGTCTTGGGTTGTGAACTGTGTATCAACGTGGAACTGGGTTGACAATGTTACAGGTACTGAAGTTTCGTTGAAATCTTCTACGTTCAGAGCTGGGCCAGTTGTACCAATGAAACGACCAGGTTTACGTACGTTTACTGTGTTACCAATCTTACCGCCAACTACAGCGAACTGGTCATCATAGTTACGATCTACTTCAGATGTGAATGTTAATTCGTTTTCCAAGACCATCAATGCTTCGTTAGTGATCTTGGAAATGGTTAGCAAATTATTTGCCATGATTTATTTCCTTTAATTTTAAATGGATTTATCAGCGAATCCGTTTAGCTTGTCTTGCAGCTTTCCATTGAGCATAAGTTCCATGAAATGCGCCATTGCCATCTATAAGAACGTCTGATGCTCCTTTTCCTGCTGTAAGGGGCTTAATCGGTGCTGGTGCTTTACTTCTAGCAACAGGTTCGCTTTTGACTTCAGTTTGAGCTTCTTTACGCTCGAACTGAACTTCCAATTTCCCTAATTCCTTGAGAGCTTTATTAGTTGGCATACTCGCCAATTTTTGAGCGTAATCGTCATCTGATGCTAGGTGATATAGGATTTGTGGGCCTACATCTGATTCTAGTATTGCATCACGTACTTCATCTCGTACTTGCACTTGACTAGAAGCTACCATATCGTCAAAGTCAGGAAGATCAGCTTTAGCAGCTTCGAGTTTTTGAGTCCACGACTTGATTACTTCGTTTCTCTGTTCTTCGATTTTGCGTTGCTGTTCTTGTATATCACGCTGCTCTAATGCCTTTTCTGCGCTCCATTCAGCTAGTGCTTCAGCGTATTCAAAAGCATCATTAAACTGCGATGCTTGTGGTTTTTCGCTTACTGGATCAACTTGTACGGGTGCAGGGGCTTGTCTGCCTTCAAGTTCTTGTAAACGTGCTTCTAATGCTTGCTTTTCTGCTTCAGCTTGTTTGGCTCGTTTTGTAAGCTCAGAAAATCGTTTTTCAAGTTTGGGATTTTGTTTAGGCTTGTCTGCTGCTTGCGCTTCTTCATCTGCTGTTGGTTCACTCTCAGCTTGGGCTTCGACTGCTGGCTCTGAATCAGGAGTTTCCTCTACTGTTTCAGCCGCAACAGGAGCTTCTTCACTAGCTAAACCTAATCTTGTAGCATTAAAATCAGCTAAATTTTCACTTGTTAATACATTTGCTGCTTCACGTTCTGACATGAGTTTTCCTCAAGAATTAACCCTGTGAACCCACAGGTAGGTAATACAAATTCTTTTATATCACTTTTGTTGCTTTTTTACAACATTATCTAAAATTTGTAGGATCTTCTACTTGCTCACGATGAACGCTCTCAAAGTGATGGGCAGCCTCTCTGCGAGTTTCAGATGGGAACATTTTGTGCCAAGGGTGAGATTGTGTGCCATATTCTTTGTGATATGACTGAGCTGCACGATCTGCATGATAACCCCACAATTTGCGAGCTTTTTCTTGTTCGTATTCGCCTTTTGCCATTTTCTTTTGCAAATTTTTTACAATTGGAATATGGCTTGAACGATAAAGATGTGGATCATTATCAGCATGAAGCGCTAATTCTTTAGCATCTGCGCTCATTTTTTCATAATCAGGCTCATCATAAGATTTTTTGCCAGATTTTTTTGCCATTTCTTCGGCAATAAATTTTGCACGGCTTTCGCCTGTTACTGTTTTGCGAGTCATTTTAAATTGCCCTTTCGGTTGTTTCTTCGTTAGCTAAATGTGCTTGTCTATGATCCATTTGAGCTAATAGTATAGCAACCTGTGCTTTTAATTGCTCAATTTCAAGCTGAGTCTGAGTCTTAATTACTGTGTCGTGCGCTTGAGTATCAGTACGAGTCATCGTATCTTCACGCTTAACTTGCAAACGCATCTTCTCACGCTCTGTTTCAGCCGCTTGTACTTGCTCTTGAACTGTTGCACGATATTTCTTGTCCATTTGTTCAGCTTGCAGAGCTTGTTGTAGCTGTTGAATCTGCTGTTTAGCGTTAGCCAACTGCATCTGAACTTGTGGGGGAACGGCTGATTTATCGTCAATCTGCGCCATAGGATTAGCAGCAGCAAGACGATCAGCAATGATTTCAGCGCCTGGGAAATCCATATTACGGAAAATCAAATCGCCAGCTTGTTGCATCAATGCAGGATCAACAGATAGCATCTGAACCATAGAATCGACTGCTTCTTGGCGCTTAGAGTTATAACCTGGGCCTGTTTCCATTACTACGTCATATTCGCCTACAGTTACGTCATTCAAGACTTTTGATACGCCATTTTCGTCTTGACCTTGTTGATTGATAGTAACCATTTCAGGCTTGCCATCATCGCCAATGATACGCATTACACGCTCACGGTCATAAATTTTAGGAATCAAATCAAGAATAATGCGACCTGTATGACGGATAGAACGAGTTAAATTGTCGTAATAGTGGAAATTGGTCATATCCACTTGCATTTGCTGACCTTGCAATGCTTTGCCAGACATATTGCCTTGTGGCAATTGGCTAGGATCAAAAATACCTACGACTGCTTGTAAGTCTTGATTCATGCCTTGCAGGGCTGACATTACGCCTGCTGGTGGCGGTTCTGGTTGTAAGCGAGTAGGAGCTGGAGCTGGTCTGCCCTCAATGTCTGTCTGTTTGTAACGCAATACAGGCATCGCTTTGATGTTAGCCATTGCCCATTCGTTCTCATGACCTTCATCTTGACCTTCTGCCAAGAGCCATTTTGCTTTAGGAGCGAGAGCTACAGTTTCAGTCAATGCTGTTGACCAGTAGTTATACATACGCTGCGGATCTTTAGCCATGCGAACTAAACCAAACTTTTTGTGCTTGTCATCTACTCGTACTTCTTGACCGTAAACAGGCACGATAGGGATGTATTTACCAGCCCATTCGCCTTCTTCAAGGATTTCCATAGCTGTGAGCTTGCACCATTTGATTTTCTTGCGCCATGTATCACGCTTATCAATTACAGTAATGCCAGCAGCAGCCAATACTTCTTTAGATGGCATCTCATCGCTATAGCCTGTTGTGCCGTCTGAAAGCTGAATAATCATCGCTTTCTCACGAACAGTATAGAAATACTCAGCTATGCGTATATCTTCTTTTGTAACCCATTCGCTTTCGGTATCGCCTGTTCCTCTGCTGGAAAAGCCCTGTTCAGATTCAGCGTTGGGATACATCTTTTTGAACACTGCTTTGCTGACAACGGTAGTAACCAAACATTTCTCAGCATCAGAGCCATCAGGTAACACAGAATTAGGGTCAAAATACACGCTAAAAGGGTTCTCAATACGTCTGATGTAGATTTCTTGATCAAAGCTGTCATCCCTTACATAGTCTGTTGTAACACGCCAGTAACCCCATCCCATTTTCACGCAATACTCAAAAGCATGGTCATAAGCTTGATCAGCATCTGATTGGTTTTCAATGTGGCGGGTAATGCCTGTAATGATCTCAGCTACTTTGGCATCTGACTCATTGTTCATGCCATGCACTTTAATGCGTGGGCGTTGTTGTCTTTGTTGATTGCATACTTGGCGAACATAAGCATCTAGCTTATTAATTGTTAGGCAAGGGCGAGCTTCAAGAACTCGGCTATTTTGCACATCTACTGGCCATTGATCGCCTGCTGCAAATCTCACGTCATCGAGTGCTTCTGCACGATTATTGCTATCTGAATCGTTACACAAGCGCAAAAACTGCTTGGCTTCTTCAATTCTGCCGTCTGATTGTGAGTCTGCAACGCTATCGTATGCCATAAGGATTCCTTAATCTTTGCCCGATTTTAAGACATTTGTTGTGTTTTTACTACACATTTTAACCCATCCAAGAGGCAGGTAAGTTATAAGTTGCCTTTTGTTTTGCTGGTTTTCTTGGCTCATTCACCATAAGCCCAATATACCTGAAAGCATCTGCACCGTGGCTGTAGTTATCGTGTAATGGTTTTTGACTGAACTGTTTAGTATCAGGATCAACGTCATAGCGATAATGGCGTAAGCATTGCAAGCCATCGTGTGTATTTGTGCGGTCAAACCAGCACTTATTGAACATCATACGAGCAGCGTTGATTGAGTCTGCAATAGGTGTGCGTTCAATCACTCGTGTGTTATAGCCACTCGCCCGTACTATTTCTTCAATAGATTTGCCGTTTGAGCCTAAAGTCTTATTTCCTGCATCGTGCGGCAGCCAAAGCGTGTCATAAACGTAGCCAAATGACTGCATCTTAGCTAAGTAATGAGCAATCGTTTCTTGGGTATTCTCGTAATAACGGATTAATCTGACTTCTTGGCTAATAAACTGAACAAACCAAATAGCAGTAGCATCTGCCCAGCCCAAATCAAATACAGCGTGAACAGGTTTAATTGGATCATAGGGTACATTTGTTAACCTTCCGTCTAATTCTGCCATTGTCATCTCTTTAGCAAAGATAGCGCCATCTACTGTCTGACGGCATAAACCTTCCCAAACTGTGTTGTAGGCTTCTCTATCTCTGCTAAATAGCGCATCTTTCTCAAGTCTTAACGTATCAGGAAACCAGGGATTGTCTGACCAATTAATCTTTGCAACTTTGCAGTTGTCAGGTGGGGAAAGAACGAATCTTTGATATGTTTCGTCTGACTCCAGCTCTGGATTGAATGTAATCCATATTTCTGATTCTTCTTTACGGATCGTAGGTATAAGAATGTTCCATGATGTTTTAGATACGCTCTGTGCTTCTTCGACCCAGCATATATCCACACCCTCATAGGACTTAATGTTCGTGACATTGTTTTTAAGCCCAACGAACGCAAATTCCGTTCCATTCTTGCCCCTAATGGAATTCTGTGTAATTTCATAGAACGATTCTAGTTTTAAAGCAATAATTTGATCTGATAGCAGTTTATGAACTGATTGGCCTATAGAGTTCTGAAACTCACGAGCACATAAGACTCTTGTTGGCTTCTTTACGCCTATAACCAGCAGAGCACGAGCAACGCCCCAAGATTTAGCGCCACCACGACCACCGTAAAGAACCTTATATCTGCGTGGATCGAAAAGCATCTGTAGCTTGATTGGAAAATCAACACTACTAACTGCTTCCCTAATTTCTTGAGATATTTCACTCACTTGGCTTTACAAACCTGACTTCGATAGCTTGCAATAGATTATTACCATCTGCATCTTCAAATGTGGTTGCTTGGACTGCTTTGCCATCCATACGATCAATGACCTCTTTTACAGCCCAAGCTTCATTGTTTACAGCAGCCTCAACAAGATTCTCTACAATCTCACGTTTTTTATGTGGATTCTGAGTAAAGAACTTATGTAGCTCATCATAAAATATCTTGCCTTTCTTAGCATTTTGGTTTCCCTTCATGCTTTCAGCAATCTTTTCGTTTTTAGCTAACTCAGTTGTCATCTTCTTGATTCTGTTGTTTTTTTACAACACTATGAGAGTGAAGTATCAGGCTCTTTTGGAGTTTCTTCAGACTGTTGTTTTTCTGCAACACTAGCTGCAAACTGTGGTTCAGCAATTTGTTTGATACCAGCGATAAGATGAGCAGAATGGATATAAGGCAATTTGCCTAGTTCTGCTAATAGTTCGTTGATTTGATCTAATGTAAATTGAATCATTTGCTACCTTTCTTAGTTGTTTTCTTAGCTGCTCTTGCTTCTGAATATGCAATTGCAACAGCTTGCTTTACTGGCTTACCAGCTTTTACTTCTGTCTTGATGTTTTCTTTAAATGCTTTAGGTGATGCGCTTTTCTTGAGTGGCATTTTTGCTTCCTTTCGGGTGGTTGCTTTTTTTACTTGTGGTTTTTTTACAACAGTTTCAGCAGGGAAAGGCCAAGGCAACTCTGCTTTTGGCGTTTCTTTTGCAAATAAGCTTTTAATCCATTTAATCATATTGTTCCCCTATTCAGACCAGCAAACGTCTTGCCAGCTCATTATTAAACATTTCTCACCGTTGTGAACCACAGGCGTAAATTTTAAATACTCCTCTTTTGGATCATCGTTCATAGTGCCAAAACGAATTCTCGCCCCTACTTCTATGGGCATTGCTTCTCGTCTTTCGGATGACAATTTCTTGCCAGGCCCTACAGCGACTACCGTACCCATGTTCTCAGCTTCTTTGTTATTTACGATAATAACAGAGCTTAAAACACGAACATCTGGTCTGACAATTATCTTATCAGCCAGAGGTTTATATATTACAATTTCATCAGCCATTTCAATATTACCCTATTGTTGTGGTTATACAGCCTGTAGCCCTTTACCGAGAGCTATGGGCTGTAGTTTTAATTACTTCTCGTCTTGTGCGTGTGGAGTGCGAACATGGCTGTAGCACTCACGCTCACCCATATTGCCATCATTCAACTCGCCAAGCTTGCCTTCAAAGTTGCCAGCGTGGGATAGTGGGCGTGAACCCATTGCATCCATCTTGCCCATAGCAACGCCACCAACAAGCTTCATTTTGCGCTCGCCAGACATATCAGAAGATGTAGCACCTTTTGGCAACTTCTCACCAGTTGCGCCTTTTGTGCCCTTCATTGAGTCCATCATTCCCATGATTTTTTCCTTTTAAATGGGGTTAATACTTTACGAATAATAATACTATTTTACGACTTTTCAAGAGTTTTTGCGAGATTTATTGCGCCTTCTACATCGTGTATTCGACTAACTGCTCCTTGCCAATTTAATAGAAAGGCTTGCTGTGCAGGAGTAAATTTAGACTTTGCATCGGCTTTAACTTCAACTAACACGGTTGCACCTTTGCGGCTCACAACAAGATCGGGAAAGCCACGACCAACAGAGCTAGTATCAAACACAGAACATCCCAT